AGCAAAGGCGAATGCTTCCTGGTGTGTGACGCATCACCGTAAAGTCCTTTGAGTGCCATTTGTTGTGCGGCCACTGACATTCGAATTTACGTTCCAGCCAGGCATCAAGGCCACTCAGTCCACCAGCACGCTGAATAACTCTCTCATTCAGGAAAAGCCCCCTCATACTGACATCATCTGTCAGTGGCTGGTGCGCTTCTGGAATAAGGCCAGATGGTAGGTGCTTTATTGCTTCGGAAGGCGTTTCAATCACCACCCGGCCACGACGAAACAGCCACAGCAATTCGTTACCTGGGCGGAACAGTACCACCCCGGACATTGGCGCGACTTCAGGTGTCAGTAATGCTCTCACTGTTACCTCAGGCTACGATGTCGATTATTTTAAGAAGCTCCGCAAACTTCGACTCAAAGAAATGAGGCTGAGTTTCTCGCGGGTTCGCAGGACTGGTGATGTTCTTGCCATACATGCAGCCTTTGGCAGTAAGTGACCAGAACTTTTTAACACCATTCACTCCAGACCGACTGTTTCGCTCTTTTTGTTCCACAATCCCAAAGCGGGACATCATGTGATAAACCTGATTGGCGGTGATGCGGATGTTTTTTGCTTTAAGCAGAGCGCTGAGTGATTGTGTGGGACGGCTGGACCCATCCTGCGCACCGGCAGGTGCATCGATCGCGTAATGCGGCATCAGATCTGGAAGACCAGCTACCTGCTGGAGTTTTTGATAAGCACCGAGCCTTGAAGAGTTTGAGAGGTTCAGCATTTTCGCCGCCGATTCAAGCAGGATCACGCCAGCCTGAATTTTGTCGGATGTCGGCGCATTGGATGCAGGGTTCTGTACGGCATCGAACGTTCTGATGACTTTGAGGTTAAATTTCGGGCTGATCCACATTGCATAGGAATAAACCAACTCCTTGCAGACGAATGTCCCCTGGTTAACACCACCAGTAAGGGTGACCAACGGGGCCGCTCCTGTAATTCCAGGAGCGCTCGAAATTTCAGCGATGAGTTCTTGCGTTTGGGTAAGACAGGACCAGTTGGAAGGCTGGTGACGTTTTTCACCTCCCGCCGCACGATGCAAATCATTCAGGCAGTAACGACCATCAAAATCACGGCGTACGGAAACGCCATCAATTACGAATAACTGATTCATATGTTTCTCCACTTGTTGTAGTGCGAGCGGGTCTGCACTCCCGCTTCGCTGACACTTTTTAATCTAACACTCATTAGCGCACCAATGCATTGCTATTTTGCCTACCATTTTCGACATGGCTGGTGATCGTTATTTCAACCTTACCGCCTGGTACCTGCGGTGCCCACTCCACCAGCATTCGTTTAACCTGACTGTCATCCTCCCAGATGCCTGCATGTGTCAGTGCATCAAAAAGCGCCTTGTTGTAATTGTCGATATCGCGGCGGCGGGCATCTGGTGGATAGAGAATGATCTCAACCGCCGCTGGCGCTGTGGTTGGTTTAGGCAGGCGGCGTAATTGTTCAATAATCGCAGCGCAAGCAGCGCTCTGATATTTGCGGCCAGCAGCACTGATGAGATGGCGTCCTGCCAACGGCCCCTTATTGGGGGCTCGCCAGTAGGTGTTTACGCTCGGGGGAAACGGGAGAATCAGTCTCATGAATCAACTCCATATCGCCCGTTTAGGCGCCCAATTACGCTATTGAACATCACCAGGCTTACGCCCATCGGTTTTACCTTCTCGTGGTACTCCTTCAGGATCGGAGGTACAACGACGTTCCAGCTTGGCTTCGGCTTTTTCTTCAGGGCTTTCTTAATGGCATCTGAGCATTGACGGGCTACATCACGCACAGCGTTTTCCTGCTCGGTTGATAGTTTCTTCACGCGACCTCCAAGTAAGCTCGAATGAATTCAGCGGCAGCCTGTGCGTTTATGGCGTTCCCATAGCCTTTGAGTCGGCCGACGCGGTTGCTGCTTGCCACTCTGGCCACCCCGGACTCGACTCGTCCCAGGCGCGCGGCAGCCCCATCAACCAGCGGGAATGTGCCGGGTTCAACTGGACGCCATTTGCCATCTCGACATAAGAGCCAGTCCGCATCTCGCCAAAAACCGTTAACCTCAAGGGCCCGCATGTGTACGCCTGGCGCGGTAACTGATCGAGTCTGTCCTTTCCATCCCGCTGCGCAGTCATTCCCGCCGAGTCCTTCCAGTCGCGTGAGGTTGGTGTCACCCAGCCTGCAAGCCTTGATGCTCCGCCTAAGGTGGTTCCCCGCTTTGGCGCATTTGCAGCCGCAGCTTGGCCAGCAACCTGATTGTTGTCGATCGTTGTGGGTGTCGGCCAACCTGTCAGGGTTACTGCAGTCTGAATGTTCATTCCTCCCATCCGCCCCGATGTGCCTGCGCCGGTCGTCGATCTGGCTGTTGGCGTAGGCGACCCAGTAGGCCCACTCTCTGATGTGCGGAGCACCGACGCCCGCTGCCGCAAACGGCACAAGGCCGAAGGCGTATCCCATTCCTTCCAGGTCAGCTTGTACAAGGTCGAACCATGCGTTTGCGTTACCATCTGCAACCTGTTCGCCAAAGACATGCTGAGGTCTGCGCTCGCTGATGAGGTGGAAGAAGTGGGGCCAAAGGTGCCGCTCGTCAGCAAACCCATCTCCTTTGCCTGCCGCGCTGAAAGGCTGGCACGGGCAGGAGCCAGTCCAGACTGGTTTATCGTCTGGCCATCCTGCGAGACGCAGGGAATGAGACCAGACGCCAATTCCGGCGAAGAAGTGGCACTGCGTGAAGCCTCGCAGGTCGTCAGGTGTGACATCTTCAATACTCCTTTCATCAACTTCGCCGGGTGCCATGTGACCGTTAGCGATCAGGTTACGCAGCCACTGAGCCGCATAGGGATCAATTTCGTTGTAATAAGCCGAGGATTTCATGCTGCACGCTCCTGAGGTTTGCCCATTGGAACGGCTGCTGCCGGGATAAGCTCAACAGCCGGTGATTCAGATTCATTTCCCCAGTGGTCCCAGCCTGGCGCACCGCATCGGCTAAATAGTTCAATGCGTGGAACGTCACCGTAAAGCTTCTCCAGGCGGAAACGTGCCTCTGCTGGCTTCTGGCTGTGCTCCCCGAGTGGGCTGTAGATAACCTGCTTGATGCTGGCACACTGGCGCTCAAGTCCATTCCCCCTGGTGGCTATCAGCAGGTCTTCCGTATTTGCTCGGGTGTAGTTACCACCGTTCATGCGGGTCTGGACGTTCAGCAGGTCGAGGAAGTCGTAAAAGTCCTCCACTCCACCAGCCTGAAGAGCTCTGTTGATGTGCTGCTCTGCCAGCGGGTTGAACTTCACCCAGGTAAAGCCCTTCATCGTGCGGACCTTAAAGCCCCATGCTTCAGCCAGTTCAATCGCTTCTCGGGTATGTGTGCCGGTGAACCACATAGCCAGAACTGCATCATCTGCAGCCAGGTCCCACACAGGAAGACGCTTCATGTCGATAAGCTTCATCGTGCCGTAGTGGTTGGTGGCTGCACCGTTGCTGACGGTGTTCCCGTATTCCCAGGCTGGGTCTGCGTAAATCAGAGAGTATTTCATCAGATATTCCTCCCCTGACCTGCCAGACACCATGCGTCAGTAGGCGTTTTGACTTTCGGGGCCATGCTCAGGCAACGCTGGCGCTCAATCAGTATCTTCATTCGCTGCTCTTCGTCTTTTGAGTGGTTGAATGCTTCCATCAGAACCGTGGCCTCACGCTGGAAGAGCCCCTTCTCAAACAGGACTTGAGCTTTTTCCATCATCGTGGTTACTGCCGGGTTCGGTGCGGCTTCCTGTTCTGATACAGCTGGTGCGTCAGCTCGGTTAATTTTCAGTGCAGAACGCCCTTCGCTCACATCCCCACCCGGCGCTTTAGCAAAATACTGGTAGCACTTGCCGTTGTGCTGGCGGGTAGCGCGATTCAGTTTGACCAGGTGGCATACCCCGCGCTGAACAGCATGAACGTCGTACTGTGGCATTGATGCCGCAATCTCTTTGCTCGTTAAGCAAGGGTTGGTGGCGATGAAAATCTGAATGTCTTTCAAGAGGCTCATGGCTTAGCTCCTCTGAAACCTGCTGGGATTGTTTTGTCTGGCCCGCCAAATACCATCATGCTGGAGTTATTGCGCTGTCCTTCCCAATCCTGACGCTTAGGGCGGCCTTTGCTTTCCCAGCGAGTAGCACTTTGCAGATATGACTCGAATTTTTTCGGGCCAAACAGAGTTTCAGGTCGCATGTACTGGTACTGATCATCATTTCCACTCCAGTGCTCGTGTTTCAGATCGATTACCAGCTGCAGGTCGTGAACGCTGTAACCTTCACGAAGGCGCGCTCTGATGTTTTCAAGAGAGGTTTTTGATTTTTGGTACCGGGAACCACTCACCTGGTTGAGGTGAGTTAAAACCAGAATGGCATTATCAGTGATCAACACCTCAGGGTCTGGTTGCGGCGCAACCGGACAAATAGGTTTTTTAGTCTGATTGTTTAACTCTGCATTAAAGTCTGTATAGAGATAGGATTCCGTACTTTCGCGGCTCCCAAGATTCCTATTATTCGCGGATTGAGAAACGCAGCTTCGCGGTTTTGATTCCGCATCTTCACGTTTTCCATTCCGTACTTTTGCGGAATCGTTATTTTCTGGAAAGATTAATGAGATTAGAGCATCGCCGTCGATGCGATAATGCTTGGTTGGCGTGCCATTGACCTTTCGAGAACAGGTCTCGATCACACCAGGCAGATACTTGTTTACCAACTTTTTAACCAGCCGCTCTGTCTGGTCTTCAGTTAACTCGCCTGCCTCAGCTCCAAGCTCCTTGTGAGTTTTATAGAACCAGCCGTCTTCTCCCCCAAAAGCTGACCAGAAAACGAGGTTGTTAAGAATTGCTGCCAGCGCATGAGCCTGCTGGTCTTCTTTAAAGAACAGCAGGTACGGCCTGGGAAGAACAATGACGTTCTTCTGGCCTGACATTGACTGGACGATGTCAAAGATTCTGCTCATGGTCGTCCTTTAACTCTGTAAATTTACGCTGGAATTGCTCAAGAGGGCTGAAGCACTCATGATCGTACCCTTCGCGAAGGTATATAACGCGTCGAGTCTCTGGCTCCCATCTGATGACGCGGACCGGGACGCCATAGTGATCTCTGAAACGCCGGTTAAGTTCTCGCATAGCGCTCTCCCCTTCCGACGCCAGACACCCACAATCGCCATAGCCCTGCTGTGGTTACATGGAACCCAGCGGCCTGATACCATCCGCTCATACCGAAACGACGAGGTTCCAACAACGGGAATACCGCGTAGTTGCGGGAGACGGTTGTTTGCCGTTACACTGTTCATGCGTTAGTTTCTCCACTGATACGACACGCCAAGACGCCCGGAGCTGCACACTCGCGGGCGTCACTCATTTCTGGCAGGCAATAAACTCGAGAGATCAAGTTCAGGAATGTCATGAGGGTGACCCTGAATTGATATGCGATATCGTTAAGGCTCTGCCATTCGCCTTTGTCTACAACGCCATCTTCGATGTAATGGCGGTATGCATTGACTAACTCGCCAAGCCGACCCACCAGCTCAGCCAATTTCATCCCAATCTCTTCGTTCTCATCATCTGGTACAGCGCCAGGAACATGGATCCCGTTATCGGTTTCACGAGAGAACACATCGGCGATATAACTCACACCAGCAGCCTTTTGCAGGACCATAGCCCAACCCATAGGGAAGATCTGATCTCCGCCAGTGCGTAGACGGTTGAACAGAGCATCCTGGGTTACGTCCAGGATTTCGGCAGCCTCCACATATCCACCCGGTAAAGCTGCAATCGTCTTACGGACTGCGGCCACCAGCCAGGCTGGTTGTTTTTCTACTTTCCAGTGTTCATTGCCCACGGCTAACCCCTTATCTCTGTGGTTACTACTTCTGTTGGGAGTTGTTAAATTTGCTGTAAAGAGAGGCGTCGTATTTCAGCTTTCCGTTAGTAATTCTTTCGATGAAAAGAGCCTGCTTTTCTGGGATAACATCTCCCCATTGACAAACGGCGCTATGAGTCACCCCAAGAGCTACTGCGGTTTTAGAAATGCCGCCGTAGTATTCGACGACTGTTCCTTTATGCATGATTTGAATCCTCATTAGTTAGCATTCTTACATCGTATATGGTCAGCATACTTACGTCAATGAAATGTAAGATTGCTAACGTGCGTTCCGAGGAGATTTTATGGATACCGTTGGCAGCAGACTTAGATTCAGAAGAAAGCAGAAAAAACTTACTCAGCGCGATGTTGCCGAGTGGGCAGGAGTAAGCGCGTCTGCTGTAACTCAGTGGGAAAGCGATTTAACCAAGCTTTCTGGCGAGAATTTGATATTGGTTTGCAAATGCTTACAGTGCTCACCTGAGTGGTTAGTTTTTGGTTCAGGTGATATCGAAAATGGCATTAACATCAACTTAATGTCAGCCAGGGAGATTCCTCTGTTGTCATGGGTGCAGGCTGGAAACTGGACGGAGGTAATTGGCAACCCAGGGAATGAGCTGGTAAAGACGACTCGAAAGCTTTCTGACTCAGCGTTTGCCTTAAGAGTTAAGGGTGATTCAATGACATCCAGTCATGAGCTAAGCATACCTGAGGGCTCTATTGTGATTGTAGAACCGGAGTTCGGCTTTGTGGATGAGGCAAACGGCAAGATTGTTGTGGCTCAAACGGTATCTGGCGGAGAGGCGACTTTAAAAAAATTAGCGATAGACCCCCCGTTTTCTTACCTAATACCTCTCAATCCTGCATTTAAGCCGATAGAGGTAAATCAGGACACAAACCTGATTGGGATAGTTAAACAAATCATCATTGATCTCTAGGTTTACGCCACATCCATAAGCCCGCCGTTCATGCGGGCTTTTTTATGCCCACAACAAAAAAAGTAAGTTAACTTACAAAATGAACTTGACTACAAATGTAAGATGTCTAATATTAACCACATCAACAGCGAACATTGCGGGTAGCCAGTATGAGCACTAGCGCAAACAGAAAGACGATTAAGTTGCCAGCCGGCGAGACCTTTGCGCCTATTAGCAATAAGTGTAAGAGCTGTGGCTATGTCGAATTGACGCTGCATGTAGATTGCAGCGCCTTGAAAGCTCAAACGCAGGTTGTTGAGGCGGTCAGCAAGCGTTACTTGCCATTAATCGAAAAGGTTACTGGTGAGATTGTCGAAGTAATCATTGGCAAGCTGCGTATCGAACTGAGAGCTCTCGTCTTCAGTTACAACGTGACCACAATTTCCACAGACAGCTCCCGCAAAACTGTCAGAACCTTCAGGTATCGCGGTGCTATCGAAGAGTTCGCCACTGCATTCTGGGCAAGAGAACTTAACTTCGTCCATTTGTAATATCCTTCTTGGTTGTGTGAGAACTCCAAGAATACCACCGAGCCTGATGTGGTGAAAAGACAGGCAAAAGTTTCATTGCTGTGTGTAGTCTTGGCGGTCGGCAGTTGTGAATGTCCTTAATGTCGACCGCCCCTTTTACACAACTGAAAGCGCGTTCAGCCGGTTCCTTGAGAGGCCTCAGTCGTTAAATCAACTCAGGGGAACGCGCTCCCAATTGTGGAGAAGCTAACTGGCGGTGGCAGCCGCCCGTTTCACTAAGTGCCCTGGTTGGGTGCTTACTAAAACGAAAACCATTTAATTTTTGTCGCCATCCGGCGAGGGATTCGTGCAACCAAAAATCAGCGCTGTGCAGAGCGCTTATAACACGGAGAAACTAACCATGACGAACACACAGAACGTCACCGAGTTACAACCACGCATGACCAGAGAGCAGCTTATTGACGCAGCTCGTAAGGCAGCCCCTCTCCTTCCAGCCGCTTACGGCTGGATGGTTAACGAACTGGCTACACGCCTTGATGTTACCAGCGTTGCTCTGTGTGAAGCGTTGGCGCAGCGGAAGGAACTGGCTGAGCAGAACTCCACCCTGCGTGAGGACGTTGCCTGCTGGGCCAAAGAGTGCGACCGCATCGAAGAGCGCCTCACCAAAACGCCTGCCAACATGCACCTGCTGGAAGCTCAGCGAGAACTCCGTGAGCTGCCTCGTGTCGTCATTTCTATGAATAACGAGGTTTCTCTCTGATGGCTAACTCATTCAAGCAAATGACCAAGGCCGGTGTAATTAAGCGCACCGATACCGGGATGTTTATCGCTCTTTCAGATATTCACGTCCGCGAAGGTTTCAACAAGCGTGAAGATGATGAACGCACGCGCCAGGCTGATGATGACCTGTTCAACTACCTGATGAACGGTGGTTCAGTTCCACCGCTGGAAGTTATCGCCCGTGATGAAGGTGGTGTGTGGGTTGTTGAAGGTCACCGCCGTCGCCGCTGCTATGCACGCTGTGCTGAAGCTGGCAAGCCAGTAGACCGCATCCACATCATGCCGTTTAACGGTAACGATGTTCAGCGCCTGGCGCGCATCATGACAAGTAACAACCAGCTGCCACTCTCCGATATGGAACAGGCTGCAGTTATTCAGGAGCTGCATAACGCCTTCAACCAGACCACCAGCGAGATCGCAAAACTGGTCAATAAGTCAGTGGCCACGGTAGAGAAGTTGCTGCTCCTGAGCACGGCGAACCATGACGTTCAGCAGGAGGTTAAATCCGGTGCTGTGTCAGTCGATGTCGCTGTTGATCGCGTTATGGAGTATGGCGAACAGGCCGGAAAAGTTCTCCAGCATGATAAGGCTGTAGCGGCTGCCCAGGGCAAAACGAAAGTTACCCGCAGTTCTATCGCTCCGGAACTCAGCGTAAAGAACGCGCGCCGTTTCGTTGAGTTGATGGCCCAGGCCTCGATCAGTGATGAAGGTGTTTTCACTTTAGAAGGCGCGGCTCTTGCTGAAGCGCTGGCCATTATGGACGAGCACAAAGCGATTGCTGAGGCGCGTGAGACATATCGTCTTTCCCAGCCAGTGCCTGAAACAGAGGTAGTAGGAAAAACGCTTTTCGTGAAACTGGAAGGGATTGAAATCGGAACCGCGCAAATCTATCGCGGCAAGAACGTAATCCTGAATGGGATCGTCACAAGCCAGTCAAAAGCAGTGGCCCACTTCGTTAAGCAGCACAAGCTCCAGCAGGAAAATAATCATGACAGCCAATAAACCAATGACCGGCGAACAGCTGGATGAACTTATGACTGTTGCAGTCAACATGCAGCGTGATTCTGAGACCGATTGTAACCGCCC